GTGCGAGAGAATCCTTAGCAATCTTAGCTTTAGAGTACAGCTTCCCTGAATCTTCATAGTCCTCCAACATCTCTTGAATGAATTGGTCATCATGACCTTTTAGTTGGAAGTACTGCTGCAGAATAACTTTCTGCGACATTGAATCTGCTTCTGTCAACGTAAAGTTGTCGAAGTCTGCCGATGGGTTATATGCCTCAAAGAACTTTTGAGAATCTCCCCCAGCAAGCAAATAATCAAGATGCTGCTGTATCTCTGGGTACTGCCCAAACAACTGTTGAAGTTGTTCTTCAGCTACCTCTTGAGAGATATCTCGTACATATTCTGTTAGACCTTCGACGGTATCATCATACTTAGCATCAAGTTCAAAACCAAGTATATCTGAAATCTGGTCAGCAATGGTTAGATCAGAATCTGATTCTTCATCAAGCTCATCTTCAATAGCATTATTGTCTTGATCTTGATCGTAGTCTTCATCTACGTAATCTTCGTGATCTTCATCACCACGCTCACGTGCGTCTTCGTCTAGTTCGTTTTCAAAGTCTTCAGTTTCCTCAACTTCTTGAGGTTTCTGTTCTTCAACACTATCGAGCCCTGGAGCTCCATCTCCGATTACATCATCGAAGCTTATTGCGTTTAAATCTAATTTGTTGTTTGGGTCTGACATTGTGCAAATGTATTTAGTGTTCTGGTCGGTGCAAATATAAAATTATCTTTTATATCTGCTATTATTATATCTCACTCCCCCAAGTCTTAGGCCATAGTTTTTAAGCTCTTTCTTAGCTGCTTGCCTAGATTCTTCAAAGGATTCTCTATCTCCGTGAGCTTCAACTTTCTTGTGTCCTTGCAGCCATAGATCAACTAGTGGTAGTTTACCTTGTGCGTAGTCACTAAGTTTAACTTTACCCTGTATCATATCTGAGTAGAACAGTGCATACTGCTGATCAGCACTTAATTGATCTGCGCTTGTAGCCTTCATTATCTCAGGATCTGGTTGTAGACCCCTAAGCTCAGCTATCTGTTTATACCTAACCTTTGCAGTATTAAATGCTTCAGGTTCAAACTGCAACAATCCTCTCCCAGGCCCACCACCTGTCTGTACAGCTTTTGGGTCCATACGTTGATGAGGCCCTGACTCGTGGAATGCAAGAGTATCTGCAGTTGCCTTCCAAAACTGTGGAGTTTGTCCGCGAGTATCTGCTAGATATCGCTCTAGTGTTGCAGCATCAAGTGATTCATCTATCTCCCCACCTTCCTGCATACGCGCAGGAGTTTCTACTACAGTACCATGGCTAGGTCCTGTATTTAAAGATTGTATGCCGGGAGGTACGGACTCATAGGATTTTACTAGATGTCCCTGCTTATCGTACTTCTTTATATCTATCGGGGCCTTCATCCCGACTGTGTTGAATGGGGTATTAGGAGGCACGTCCGTGAAAGCCATAGATGCATCCGTATTCCCGGCTTGATGGGCTGGTCTCAACCCATCTATTCCTTCTTGTGTACTAGCCTGTACAACATCATCAACGTTAAGTGCAGCTTGACGAAATAAGTCTACATAGCTACCTTGATAGCCTCTAGACTTTGCCTCATCTACAATCTGTCTACGCTGAGTGTTTGTCATACTCCGTTAGGTTCAGTATCACCCTCTTTATCAAGAGCACGTTCTTTGAGCTGTATCTCTTTCTCTTTTATCTCAAAGTCTCGTATCATCTTCTCCATATCAAGCTGAAGCTTATTTGTAGAGTCTTTAGCTTCTGCAGCAATCAATGCTTTCTCTATCTCAACTTGACGATCTTTATCCTTCTCAAGCCTCTCTTGTTCAAGCTGTTGTTGTTGCATCTGCATCTGCTGCTCTTGCATCTTCTGCTGTGCTTCTTGCTGTGCCCTTTCAAGCTCCTTCTGTGCAGCTTCAGCTTTCTGAATTTTATCCTTAAGACCGATAAAGTTCTCTGTATCAAACATATCAAGTACTGCACTTGCGGGTACCCCATTCTGTACCATGGCTTGGCTGAGAGCTCTTGCTTGTTCAAGCTTATCTTGGTCTCTACCTGCATCAGATACAAATACCCCGTACTCACTCTCCATATGTTCGAGTGATTCTATATCGAGTGTTTCTACGGTATTGTCGGGCATGACATACATCCCCTTCTTCCCGTTAACCCAAGCCTCTTTAGAATAATCCATAAGGCCTTGGAGTTCACGCTGTTCAAATCTTGCGTATTTGCGAAAAAGATCTTCAGTAATGTGCGAAGACTGAACAATTGCTTGTTGCGATGCTGCTTTTCCTTCATAGGGACCTATACCTCCTTGACGTTGTCTATTTACTCCAGATATCTTCTCCCACTCCTGCATGATAGAATCAAGCAGTGCCAGATACTGATCAATAGTCTTAATAGACATATCCAGTACTGACTGATGCTGCGGTGAGAGTTGAATACCTTCTTTGTTGTAATCAACCCAAGCAATACCAGTACCTTCTACGAAGTACATGAACTTGTCCATATCCCACTTCTTTGGGATCATGTTGATATCGAACTGAGCAATAATGTCTTTGCTTCGTGCGATAGCAAGTTCCATGCGGTACTTGAATATATTGTAGTTAAGTTGATATGGGATACCTAGAGATACGAGGGAGATGTTATCAGAGTTAATATCTGAATACTTCCGTCCGTTGATTGGGAGCTTACAGCGGGATGGGTTGTCTAGTGATGTACGTTGGTTGGACAGTGGGTTTATATTGATGAAGAATCTCCCATCAATACGTGTACCCTCCCATACTTCATTCACCCATTCATATCGAACAGTAGCACCACCTTCCCTCATTTCTCTAGGAAGTCTAAATCCTTCTTCCACAATCATCTCCTCCACTACCCCAGTCAGGGGGTCAGGATATTGCAGAAACCCAATGCGCTTACGGCTTTTCCAGTACACCGTAATGCATTCTACAAGTCTGTTGCGATAGATGTTCTCATCACTACCTGTAGCTTCAGCTCTGTACAGCAAGTATGAATCTGCAGATGCTTGTTGTGGGTTTTCTAGTTCTAGTATTTGTTCATCTGTCAAATACTCCCCAAATGTATCTATAATTGTGGATGCATGTGCGTATTTGCGTACCATGGCCCAATCCCCATCTTCTACAAACTCAAGATCTGGATCTTTGTCATAGTCAATGTCAAGTGGGTTGAGAACATCATAAAATGGTTCATTTCGTATCACACCTTTGTGTGAGTATACTTCCCCAGCAACGAGATAGTGAAAGAACCCTTTCTGAAACTTATGCTTCATCTCCTCATTCTGCATGATGTAGTTCAATGCAGATTGTCCTTTAAGAGCTCTACGATCTACATAGCTACGCTCGAACTCCTCCATCAATTGCTTAGGGGGTTGAGGAGCTTGATCCCCTTGCATTTCTTCAGGTCTAATTTGTTGCATGAAGAGTTGACTTGCAAGTTCGAGCAGCTTCTTATTCTTCTCTTCTTGCTTGATAGAGGCTGAGTCTGAGTTCTTTACAGTAACTGTATAGTTCAGCGGACGCTTAGCCTTTTCCCCAAGCAGCAAGTCAACGATAGGTTTGATGATTGGGTAGTTACGAAGCTTGGATGGGAAGTTGTTACGTGTCTTCCCATATGGTTTAAGCACGTATCTATAGTCTTGCTCATCAATAACCCCGTTGTAGTAATCGTACAAAGATTTGAGGTAAGAGCGTCTCTCACTTACCCCAAACTTTGAAAGATTTATATATGCTTCTACGCAGTCTTCTCTCCACTTCTTACTCTTCTGAGACAATGGGATACGCTGCCTAGGTATGTTCTGTGCCTGTCCGTACATCCTTGCTAAATTATTGATAAATAGTATCAAACCATTCGTCTGCAGACCTATCACTTAAAATTTCTACTACCTCTCTATTATATAACTCTCGTGTGTGATACATCCCCACCATAAGCGCCATAACTCTATCGAAGTTACCCTTATGATTAAACTTAATAAGTTCTTGCAGTAGGGCTGGGTCATATATGGTGTGAAGATTGAGTTTAACATTCCCATCCTCATCTGTAGCTCGAGGTGTAACCAACCAGTCTCGTATGTAAAGTTCTCCTTGTCTTTTACGCTGCTCAGTCATATGCATCCCATACTGTCTCCTGACTGTCTTAGATCTTAGATCTCGCTTATCCAACATCTCAAACTCCTCTTGTAGCTTATGTAGTTTGCGATATCTTTTTGCGTAAGCAATAAGCTCACCACGATCATTCTCGAATCCGATCTTGGCGTTGTAGTATTCCGCGAGCATAAATAGATTGCGGTTGTACTCATCCTGTGTTTGTGGTCTACCAACATAGCTTGCTACAATTATATCGTCAGGCTTTGATAAGTTGTTGGGTCGTTTAATTACATACGCAGCCCCAAGAGATTCATTACTCCCAGACTTCTCTTGTGCGTAAGGGTCATGACATATCAAGTACAGATTGTGAGGTACTTCCTCTTCTTTTGTTCTGTACGGGGACTCATAGATGACTACTGCCCCTTCTGTTTTGTCTCCCTTTCTGTGAGGAAACTTATAAACCGGAGATACTTCCCCAGCTGCTCTGAATGATACTTTTCCGTCTTTGTTGTAGTACATGACTCCTGCTGTTCCTTGCGACTCAAGTCCATGGGCTTTTATTTTGTTATACTGTTCTTTAAGCGACGTAACATCGAACAAATTCGCTGTAACCTGGAGGGTTGCTTCTTGCGGTGTAAAGGGGTGCTCCGCCGTGTACTGGTCAAGTGCTTTTGGGTCGTTCGCACCTTTCTTCTTCTCACGTTGTTCCTCTTCATGCTTTATTGCTTCTTCTTTTAGAGAGTTACCATTCTCATCTATAAACCCATCTAGGTTTTGATATATAGGGACAAAATACCCACATTTAGTTCCCATGGCACCTGCATCCCACTCATTGTCAAATGCCATGCAATCATAGGATTCAGGGTGATAGAATAACTCCTCCATCCCATCAAACCCAACTCCTTCTTCCCCGCCTGTACCAAATGCTACCATGGTCCCAAGAGTCTTAGAGCCTTGACGCATTGTAGGCATAGCAACTTCCCATGCTTTGAGTAGTCCCCCAAATGAACCAGCTTCTTCAAAAAAGATTAAGTCACCTGCTTTACCACGTACTTTATCTGGGGCATCTTTCAGAGATACCCCGATAATCTGTGACTTCATCCCAAGCTCTACGTCTGCACCATTGACGTTCTTCTTATACCCAGACTGCTTATGCATTTCTCTATCGCGCAGACGTGGTTGTGTCCAGGCTGTGTTATCATCAATGAATGATAGAAAGTCCCATGCTTTAGATAAGAGTCCATCCCCGATCAAGTATTCCTTTTGTGATGCAAATACATAGTTTTTAGAGTTACGCATTAGGAAGTAGTTGCGTGCTAGCATACTACCTGCTTTGTACGAGAAACCCTTACGCCGTGCCTTAAGCACAACCATGTGTTTATTTTCTCGTCGGCATTTGTCTATGGCGTGAAAATACTCGTAATCTCCGTCGTAGAAGGCAGGAAATGTTCTTTCTCTTCGGGCGATCTTGGTACCATCTTCCAGGAACTCGTCTACGACTCTGTCGATAGGGCAGTAGTTTAGGTAGAAATAATGGTACCCTGTTATGTCTTCGTATCCCTGCAAGCATCGTCTTTTTTCTTCATCCCAGTAATCATAATACTCCTTAGTCCCGGGTATGGCATCTGTGTAGAAACCGTACTCGAGATAGTGCTCAGCAGCTGGGGAGTATTTCTTACTGTTTTTAAACATATGTATTGAACTTAACGCTCTTGTCCTTGGGTCTTACAAAACTGTACTTTTTGTCCTCCATCCAGCATTTTAGCTCTGCCTTGGGGTCACCTATAGACATCTCCTTGAATCTCTTTGCATAGGTATCAGACACCTCGTCTTTGTGAATCAAGGCATGGTAAATCAATCCGTTTTTGTGGTACTCCTCGTTAGGTATCCAGATACCTCTATCAGCATCAAAAATCCTTGTGCTGAGCATGTCTTTTTCAAATCTTTTGTCGTAATAGTCATCTCCTACAAATCTGATATCCATCATGACTTTCTTCCCAGCTATACTTACCCAGTTCAGTATTCTGTATCCCCCATCTTCATATCTGAAGTTCTTGCGTGCAGAATCCCCGTCTACAGCCCTCTTGAACTCATAGTAATCCTCGCAGAGGATATCTATATCAAGGTGTTCATCTATCTGTATTTTGTCTGGAAAACCCTCGAAGTTTCTCATAACTACGTACTTGAGGGACTTTATGGATTCAAAAAGTTCTGACACTGATTTAAACTTCTTGTTCTTGTATTTAAGTCCCAAGACCCTAAGGTTGTCTTTGGTTTCTTGGATGTTGTCTGTAGCATGTATTCTATACCCAGGCACTAGTTTTCTCATCCTCTTCTTCAAATCAAACATAGTTGTGTTTACTTGTCTAAGTCCCTTAGTTGTCTTGCGTTCTGCATACACAGGGTTAGGATCTATAACTAGATATAGGTCTAGACTAGATTTAAATCTTTCGTCACTAACTCGTACTCCATAGAATCTAGATGCAATAGTAGGATCGTTGTATTTCAATGCGTGCTTCTCTGTAAGGATAAGTCCACTCTCCTCTATCATTGACTTTACTTTTTCATTACCAAGTCTCCTAGACCAATCTATTACTAAGTGCTGTTCTCCATACCGTTGGTTTACAAAAGACTCACATATAGATATAGCTTTTCTATCATCAATTATGCCATGGGGTTTTTCTTTGCTTGATATGGTGTCTTTTCCAAAAGAGAAGTCATCTCCCAGCGAAGACCATCCAAAATCACAAAGGTGAATTTTGTCATTTTTCACTAGTATCTCTTCCTTCTTTATATCGTTATGCTTGACTCCTATAGACTTTAAGTCTGAAAGTATTTTTTCTATCTGCTCACAGGCATCTACAGGAGCATTCGTATTAGATATAGGCACACCTACATTAGTCATTACTATAGTTCTTTCATTAAGCACTATAATCTTAGGGGCCCAATCAAAGTCCTTTAGCAGGTTTAAGCAGTGAACTTCCCTATCAAAACAACTATGCTCTACAAGGTCAATTTTTCCTAGAGTTGTGTGTACTGTTTTTCTTACCTCAAAGTCCTGTATGTCTACTGTTGATGTGTATGCCACGACTCCTTACTTTAAGTGAGATTTGTCTCCATTGCCTCTGTAGAAGTGATACAGATATACCCCAAGCATGAGTTTACATGGGTACCCTGCCTCTAGCATATCTCTGTGGAAGTTGTTGTCTACACCGAGGAACCCGTCTGTAAACTTTACTTTTTCCCAAGCTTCTCGCTTTACAGCCATAAGTACACCAGACATCATTCTCCAATCTTTAGTTCTTCTGTAGATAAGATCCACAACTTCAGTACCGTGTTTGTCAGCCAGGCTTTTACCTACTACTCTATGCTCAAGATAGTTATGTCCAGGGTACTCAGCTAGTTGCTGCTTATTACCAATTCTGTTTGTCATTGCACTAAACAAACCTACCTCGGGGTTCTCTTCTATA